CAGACTACCAAAAGTTTTCTAATATCCTCAAAGGAGCGGGCACGCTTGCTAAGACCTATGGACAACGCATAACATCACATCCCGGTCCATTTAATGTCTTGGTGTCTCCTATTGAGAAAGTCGTTCACAACACAATTAAAGACCTCTCTATACATGGAGAACACTTTGACCTTATGGGATTAGAACGAACTCCATACAATCTTATCAACATTCATTGTAATGGCGTTTATGGTGATAAACAATCTGCTATGGATAGGTTTTGTAAAAACTTTGAGTTGTTGCCAGAATCAGTTCAGACACGACTGACTGTTGAGAATGATGACAAGGGTAGTATGTATTCAGTCAAAGACCTTATGTATATTCACGAACGTATTGGTATTCCAATTGTGTTTGATTATCATCACCACACCTTTAATACTGGCGGACTAACCGAACAAGAGGCTCTTGAACTTGCGATGTCAACTTGGGGAGATGTAAAACCATTAGTTCACTATTCCGAATCTAAGACATTAGAAGACCCTACATCCAAACCACAAGCTCACTCGGATTACATCTATTCAGAAATTAATACTTATGGGTATGACCTTGATATTGATATTGAAGCCAAGATGAAAGAGTTAACAGTACTTAACTACATTTCTAAATTTGGGAAGCACTTGTAAGTGCATAGTATGGGCGATGCTTGGTAGATATTGTAATATTAAGTTTATTTAATATTTATAATAACAGGTTGCTTAGTTGCTTAGCACCTTTGGTAAAATTAACTATATATAAATACAATCCCCGAAGTTAGTAAAGTTAACTTTTTTAAAAAATTATGAAAAAACTTTTCAACAAAAAAAATGGATTCATCTTATTGATGATTATCAGCACTTTTGCTCTCGCAGGGTCTGCTGCCTATTATTCAGTATTCGGATTAAGTTCTTTGTTTGCTGGAGCTAAAACTGAAGTAATCATTATGGCGGCTTCTCTTGAATTTTCAAAACTCATACTTGCAGCTTATCTACATAATCATTGGAAATCTGCTGGATGGATGAAGTGGTATCTTACTTTTGCTGTGGGTATTCTTATGGTAATTACATCAGTTGGAATATATGGGTTTTTAACATCAGCCTATCAGACAACAGCGGACAAGTTAGGAACTACTGATAAATTAATAGAAGTAGTTGAATTAAAGAAAGGGAGATTCCAAGAACAAATAACTTATTATAATGATGAAAAGGTAAAATTAAATGAATCTATTAACGGACTACGTGGGGGATTATCTAATAACACTCAATCACGTGTTGATGGTCGTGGTAATGTAATCATAACTACATCATCTGCTCAACGTAAAGCTTTAGAATCACAATTATTATCAGCAGTAGAACAGCGAGATTTAATTTCAAAAAAAATTGAAGTATCAACAGATTCCGTTACTAAATTAGATTTACAAGTTTTAGATTTAAAAACAAACAACGAAGTAGCAGCTGAAATAGGACCGCTTCGGTATATGTCGGAAATTACAGGCAAACCTATGAATGTAATTGTAAACTGGTTTACTCTTTTGATTGTGTTTGTATTTGACCCATTAGCAATTTCAATGGTCATTGCATTAAATAAATTAACCAGCAATAAAAAAGAAGAAGACGAACCTAAACTCGATTTTAACATTGATAAAGAAACTATTGAAGATGTTGATACTGAAAAAAATAAATCAAAAATATTTGTATCTTCAACAAAGGTTGATAATCCAAAAAAAGATGTAACTTTCGTTCCAACAAATGAGGATGCCGTAAAAAACTTATATGGAGAATACTCTACAAATCAAAAAATTCATAAATATCGAAAATAAATTTGTATTATTAGATTATTTTTTGTATATTTGTTTAATTATAAGTTAAAAAAAAATATTATTAATATATGGACGACCTATATCGCACAACAACCGATTTTACAACACGTAGTATTAGCTATGAAGAACCCTTTGATAGTGGGGTTGATGTAGATGTTTATCGTAACTATTATCGTGAGTTTGATTATGGTATTGACACTGTTGATAATGTAATTATTATTCAAGATGAAATTCAACCTGGTCTTATTTTTGATATTATTTCTAAAATTAGGTTGATAAAAAAAATTAATGGAAGTATTCATACTATCAACATTTTGTTAAACTCTCCTGGCGGAGATGTTATTGAAACTCTTGGATTAATTGACTATATGAAATCACAAGAAGAACAAGGTATTAAATTCAATATTATTGTTCGAGGGGCAGCTATGTCGGCTGCAGCATTATTGTTAACGTGTGCTACTGGCGTTCGAGCTGCATCTAAACATTCCAAAATTATGGTTCACCAATTGTCTACTATTGTAGTTGGTAAATTAAGTGATGTTAAATCAAACGCAAAGTTTAGTGAAGAGTTGGAACATGAATGTAATCAACTTATGGCTAATAACTCAAAGATGGATAAAGCGTATTGGGAAAATATTTCATCATCTGACTATTTTATGTCAGCTGAAAAAGCATTGGAATTAGGAATCATTGATAAAATAATTTAATTAAATAATGGAAAATTTGTTTACCGCAGAAGAACTTGTAGAAAACTATGAGAAGTTTCGTAAATTAATCAATCAAACTTTTACAGGTGACCGATTAGAGTCACTTAATAAAATGTATGACCACTTTGAAGAGCGTATGATTTATACACCAGCATCTTCAGTAGAACATTACCACAACGCATTTCCAGGTGGGTATGTAGACCATGTTCTTCGGGTAACTCGTAATGCTTTAAAGGTTTATAGTATGTGGCAAGACCTTGGTATGATTATGGAGGACATTGATAAAGAAACGATAGTCTTTACAGCCCTCCATCACGACCTTGGTAAGTTAGGAACTGCCGAAATGGATTACTATATAAAAAATGATTCTGAATGGCATGTAAAAAATCAAGGTAAAATTTACAAGACCAATCCAAAAATTCATTGGATGAATCTTAATGATAGAACAATGTTTAATCTTCAATATTTTGGAATTAAGTATTCCGAAGTTGAAATGATTGGTATGAAATTAACCGATGGGTTATATGATGAAAATAACAAAGAATATTACATCAAGTATAATAACGATGACAGGTTAAAAACATCATTACCATTCATTATGCACACTGCGGACCAAATGGCTGCTATTTACGAAAACAAGAGATGGGAAACTCAATTAAACCCCGTTAAATCAACTCGTAATGTGAATGGAAGACCTTCATCAAAGAGCAAGTTAACTGATGTGTTTACAAATGGTGGGTTTGGAACTGTAAATGTATTTGACGCGTTTAAAGATGTAATTGAAGAATAATATGATTTGGATAACTACACTTTTATTTATTTTAACAGTTGTATTTGCATATACTACTTTTAATCTTCTTAGGAAAAACGAACTATATGAATCATCTATTGATGAGTTTGAAATTTCATTAGACGAACAAGAAACACTTATTTCAAACATCGCAACAAAGATTGATGAGTCAATGATGCGGATGAAAGAAATTGACAAAATTGGTTCATTTGAAGCTGATGATGAAACAGGAGTTATTTTTAAAAATATTTATGATATTATTTCAGAATTAGAAAATTATTATGGTGAAAAAGAGGAAAGCGAAAAGTAAAAGATACTTTACTCAAATTACGGAAATGGCTATTAATGCCTATAATCGGTCTGATGACGATAGATTAAAAAATAAAATCTACAATAGATTTATTCATTATCCATTTGATAAACTTGCAGAAAATGTAATTCATACCTATAAGACATATTATTTTGATGTTCCGTATGAGGATGTTAAAATGAATGTAGTGGCATTTTTAAACGAAAAAATTCACAAGTTTAACGGAGACAATGGTAGAGCGTTTTCTTACTTTACAGTAATTGCAAGAAATTATTTGTTTAATGAAAATAATACTAACTACGCTCGTATGAAAGTTCGTGATGACATTGATGCTATTGATGTGTCTCGTAATGTTGTTAGTGAGGTTTATGACAAAATAAATCGAGAAGCTGTATCTGATTTTATGGATTATTATGTTAGATATATTGATTATAACATTTTTGAATTATTTAAAAAAGAACGTGATAGAAAAATCGCAGATTCATTAAATGAATTATTTAGAACTCGTGATAATTTATATTCATATAACAAAAAAGCTCTTTACATACTTATTAGAGAACGAACTAATGTTCAAACTCAATACATAACACGTGTAGTTGGAAAAATGAGAGAAATTTATAGTGAATTATATAGTGATTACACAAGGGGTGGAATTTTAAATATTAATCACCGAGCGGAGGAATTCAATGACTAAAGATGAAGAAATTTTTAAAGGAAAAACTTTTTCTGACTTAATGTCTGACATCTATTCTAATCAAAAAAAGAAAGATAGACAAATTAAGTTATTAATAGCACAACTTGAGCCGATGGTTAAGTCACTTGACCAAGCGGCTGTTGTTGTTCCACTTATTAAAGAATATCTTGATATTTCCGTAAAAAATGATGATGCTTTAATTAAACTTGCTGCTATTGTTCAACGAATGATGAAAGATAGTGCTAACGCCGACGGTGGTGGATATGCTCTTTCTGAAGACGAAAAGAGACAATTAATGGATGCGATTAAAGAGGTTGAAAAAGACCTACCTAATGATGGGGATGATGAATGATAACGGGAGTAGTTGAAGCTATAAACCTAAACGATGAAAGCGATGCTATAAATTCAATTTGGGTATCAATTCAAAAAGGCGGTCGTAATCTTGTAAAATGCACGCCCCTTAATATGCACGTTAGAACTATTCCAGTTCTTGGTGAAATTGTATATTTAGTTAAAGGGCCGGCTAATACTTCGTCTGGTGTAATAAATGGTGAAGTTTATTATTATCTATCACCTGTTGGTATACATCGTAATATAAATCACAATTTAATGCAACCCTATAACGAATTAACCGCAGGAACTGCTGGTCTTTCGTTACAATCGGTTTCAGCTGGAGTTTCAAATAGTAGCACATCAAATGATAGTAAAATAAACTTTGGAACCGGATTTATAGAAGATTCTACAATATCCCAAATTCAACCTTTTTTGGGTGATACTATTTTTGAGGGTAGATATGGACAATCAATTAGATTTGGATATACTCCACAAGGAGTAACATCATCTAACAATAAAATTTCTTCAGTAAGAAACCAACCAAGTTGGAATTCTACCAAACCAGAATCACCAATAACCATTATTAGAAATGGCGCTGGAGTTTCTCGTGGGTATAACCAATTTACCATTGAAGATATAAATCGTGATGATTCATCTTTATATCTTACCTCACAACAAAAACTACAAATAAAAACAAGACCATTTTCAGTTGGAGTAGTTCCAAGCAGCACTTATCAAAAACCACAAGCGGTATTAACCTCCGACCGAGTTTTAATTAACTCAAAAAAAGAAAGTGTTCTTATTAGTGGTGAAACTGGTGTATATGTTTCAACTCCAAGTTGGAAAGCCGATATGGATAAAATGTTTACTCAACTTGCAAATTTAGAAGCACAAGTAACCGCATTAAATAATACATTAGCCACACTGGCGCCAGCCTTACAAACAGCAACAACGCCTGTGGGTGGACCGATTGCATCGTTAGTGGCTGTTGCTCCAAGTATTGTTGCAAGAACCTCACAAATAACAAGTCAGTTGGTTAGTATAAAGACCGAACTACAATTGATGAAAAATTAATATAACTAATATTTATTACTATGGACACAAAAAAATTAATTTACGCCTTGAAATTAATCATTCAAGAAGAGGTTAGTAAAGAAATCACAAAACGTGAAAAAAATCTTCGTGCGTCTATCATTAAAGAGTTAAAACAATCTCAACCTTCCGTTGTTAAAAACGACCCGTTGGATGTTAACCATATTTTTGAAAATAAACAAAAACCAAAAAAAGAAATGTTTAAATCAACTGGGTTTTCTGATTTATTAAATGAGACTGCTGATAGTGGTGAGTGGCGGAGTATCAACTCTATGAATGGGACTTTTAATTCAACACAAGCTCGTGCTTGGGGTTCTATCAATAATCAAAACCCCCAAGTTCTTCAAAACGTAGATGGTAATTCGGTTTCAGTTGAAAAATTACAACAAACCGAAGCCGGTCAAGCTGTTGTAAAAGCATTAACAAGAGACTATTCGTCATTGATGAAAACCATTAGTGCGAAGAAGGGTAAATAATGGCCCAAAGAAAAGAATATAGAATACACCCGTTAGACTTAAAACGTAATGTAGCTATTGGTGTAGTATTACCAATGGGGGGTAATCCTTTATTCAAATTGTCGTATACCACCGAGGAACAGGCGTTATCAAATTTAAAAAATTTATTATTAACAAGAAAAGGTGAACGACCATTTCAACCTTTATTTGGAACAAATATTTATTCTATATTATTTGAACAATTAAGTTTAGATACAAGTACTGTTTTAAAAGATAGTTTAGAGGATGATATTAGATTTTGGCTACCATATATTATTATTGATGATTTAGTAATAACACAAGAAAATGATTTTAATAGAATAAACATAATGTTAAATGTTCGTGTTTCTCAAAACGGCGCAAACACTCCTATAATTATTATGGTAAGCGACCAGGGAAGTATAACGATTGTTTAAGGATAGTAACTAATGAATAACACAGTTAAAAAAGATGTAAATTTAATAGGTAAAGATTTTGGCGATATTCGTCAAAACCTTATTGACTTTGCTAAAAATTATTTCCCTCAAACCTATAATGATTTTAATGAATCATCTCCAGGTATGATGTTTATAGAAATGGCATCGTATGTTGGTGATGTTTTATCATACTATACGGATGTTCAATTAAGAGAATCTATTCTTGAACAAGCTCAAGAAAAATCTAATGTATTTGCAATTGCACAATCATTTGGTTACAAACCAAAATTATATGTGCCCGCAACAACCGACATTACTGTGTATCAACTTTTACCATCAATGGGTAGTGGTAATGATGTATCTCCAAATTGGGATTATGCATTAACCATAGCTGAAGGTATGGTGGTAGGTTCTTCTACAAATGGTAATGTTCAATTTACAACCACAAGCAAAGTTAGATTTGGATTTTCATCATCATTTGACCCAACTGATGTTTCGGTGTATGAAGTTGACCCAAACACAAATGAGCCAGTTTATTATCTTTTAAGAAAAAATGTAAGGGCTGTTAGTGGTTTAGAAAAAACACAAACATTTACATTCCAATCTCCAAAGCCATATGACAAAATTAGATTAGAAGATGAGGATGGATTGATTGATGTAATTTCAATTATAGATGATGATGGTGATGAATGGACAAAGGTAGATTATCTTGCTCAAGATACTGTATTTGAAGAACTACCAAATACAACAGATTACTCGTTAGCAACTTCAGCGTTCTCTAATGAAACCCCATCACTTCTTAAATTAAAAAGAGTTCCAAAGAGATACATTACTCGTGTTACTGACACCGGCAAAATTGATATTCAATTTGGTAGTGGAATCTCTCAAAACGCAGATGAGGAAATTTTACCTAATCCTGATAATGTAGGTTCAGCACTTTATGCTGGAAGTGGAAATCTTGACCAAGGTATAGACCCTTCAAACTTTATGTATGCTAAAACATACGGAGTAGCACCAGCAAATACTATATTAACAGTTCGTTATAGAGTTGGTAATGGTGTAGATGATAATGTTCCATCACAAGACTTAACTGAAATTGTAGAGCGTGTTATTGAAACTACATCTTTAAATTTAATTACAAATGTATTTCAAACAGTTCAAAATTCAATAGCTGTAACAAACGAAAGAGCTGCTGGTGGTGGAAAGTTTGAGGAAGAAATTGAAGAGGTTCGTAATAATGCCATGGCTTATTTTAGAGCTCAAAATAGAGCGGTAACTAAAGAAGATTACTTATTAAGAGCATACGCATTACCACCACAATTTGGGTCAGTAGCAAAAGCATACGCGGCACCAGATTTTCAAATTAACACATTGTTGGATGATGGAACAGACCCCATCCCTAATCCATTGGCTATTAATTTTTATATTTTGGGGTATGATGCAAATGGTAAGTTTCAAAATTTAAATCCAGCCACTAAACAAAACTTAGAAAATTATTTGTCATATTATCGTATCTTGACAGATGCTGTAAACATTAAAAATGCTTACATTGTAAATATTGGTATTGATTTTGAAATTATTGTATTACCAAATTACAACTCAAATGAAGTGCTTTTAAAATGTATTGATGCTTTAAAAACAATGTTTAATAATTCACAAATGCAAATTAATAATCCTATTGCTTTAACAGACATATATGTATTATTGGATAGAATTGATGGTGTGCAAAGTGTGGTAAGACCTGATAGAGATGGAAATGGTGGACTTCAAATTATAAATAAATTTGGTGGTAATTATTCATCAAACAAATACGGAATCCAAAACGCGACTCGTAATGGTATTGTATACCCACCTAAAGACCCATCAATTTTTGAAGTAAAATATCCCGATACTGATATTCGTGGTAAGGTAGTATCATTATTTTAAAAGGTAAAAAATGATTTATAGAATATATCCAAATAAAGACGCTACACTATATGAAGACTCATCTCGTAAAAATCAAAATACGGGCAAAGATGAAATTCTTGAAGTTGGTAAGTTTTATGATATTGACAATACTACCTTATTGGGTAATAGTAGAGTATTAGTAGAATTTGATTTAACTGAAATATCATCTTCAATTGTTAATGGTGAAATTACATCACCTGAATATAGATTGAGATTAGAAAATATTGAAAATCGTGAAATACAATCAAACTATGAACTTTATGTTTATCCTGTAAAAGAATCATGGACTGAAGGTATTGGTTCCGAACCAGATACACCTCATAACGAAAATAACGTTTCGTGGGCTCAACGAACTGATAACTTAATTTGGGATACCGCAAATTCAACGGTAGGTAAACCTTTAAATCCTGATTTAATTGCTTCACTTCAAGCATACTATGATTTCGTTACTTCAGTTGGTAATTTTGAATTAGTAGATAAAATTAAAGGTGTTAATGGAAACGACCCTATATTATTAGTATTAAATGGTAAACTAATAATGTCATCATCAAATTATAGTGGAGGAACAGCTAATCTTTCAGCTTCACTTGAAGCTAATGAAATTTACTACGTTGATTTTGACTTTAATAAAAATAGTTTATCTGGTGTTGAATTTAATGTAATATCACCAGATGGTTCTTTTTTAAATGATAGTATAACAAACTTTGAACAATCTCTTACATTAAACAAAACATACAACATGGCATTTACTGCTAGTGTTAGTGGTGTATATAAATTACAATTTTCATTTTTTGATAACGATGATTCTAATGGTTCTAACGGGTCAATAGACAATTTTTATTTGTATAAAAATGTAGCCGAAAATGTTTTGTTTTATGACCAATTTTCTTCAAACTTAACAAGTTTACCCACAACATATATTGTAAATGAGGGTATTGAAAATGAGAATGGAATTACAGGCTCCGCTGTAATTAATAATTTTAAACTCGAATTAACATCATCAGATTTTGGTGGTGCTACTTTAAATAGAAAATATACATTACAAGAAAATAAAGATTATACAGCAAGTTTTCAATTAAATCCTGGAAACTATCCGGATACGAGGGGAGATACTACACCTCTTGGAATTGAATTTACAATTATGTCGCCCGATGGTAGATTAGTTGATGAAAGTGACCTAAGTGGATATACACAATACATCACATCAAGTTTATCGCCATCAGTTTCATTTCAAGCTAGAGAAAGCGGTGAATATCTTTTCCGTTGGACATTTTTTGCGAGTGGTAGCATTCAATGTAGCGCTTCACTTGATAATATTAAACTTGAATCTAGCAATCATGATAAAACTTCATCGGTATTTAATGACATTTTTTACGATGCTAGCTGGTGTTTAAATGAAGGTGGTGGTACCTGGTTTACATCATCATACGCTAGTGGAATCCATTACAAGCAATCATTTACAAAATATACTGACAACTTAAATGTAAATGTAACTGCATATGTAAATGAGTGGCTTAATAACACACGAACAAATAATGGTTTTATCATTAAGAAATCAAATACAGACGAGTGTTCTACTACAAAATTTGGTTCAATAAAATTCTTTTCATCGGATACCCACACAATTTATCCACCAACTCTTGAAGTTCGTTGGGATGATTCTTTGTTTTTAACAGGCTCACTTAACCCACTAACATCCGAAGATATTATTTTGTATGTAAAGGGATTGAATACTGAATATAAAGAAACATCAAAAGCAAAAATTCGTGTATATGGTCGTGATAGATTTCCACAAAGGTCATTTACATCTACTCCAATTAAAGATGTAAAATACTTACCAACTTCCGTATATTACTCGGTAGTTGATGCTGAAACCGAACAAGTATTTATTCCGTTTGACACCAACTACACAAAACTTAGTTGCGACTCCACATCTAACTATTTTAATTTTTGGTTTAATGGATTACAACCCGAACGATATTATAAATTCATTTTTAGGGTAGACCAAAACGGAACTACTAAATTTGTTGATGATAATTTTTATTTCAAGGTGGTTAGATAATGGCAAAAAGAAATGTAAATAGAAATGGTAGAGGACAAATTGTATCATACGAATTAAATTCAGGATCATATGGTGAAGTTCTTTTATCTAATGTAGATTTTCAAAATGTTGAAAAATACAATAGATTGTCATTTCAAGCAAATGTGGATTTTAGAATAGTAGAATTTAATCAGAACAAATTTGTTTTAAGTGGAATTAATAACCAAACAGCTACACCTGCAAGTGCTGTATCTACAAACATTACAAATTCTGATATATTAATAGACCCTATGATTGATTTGGGTTTTGTTTTATTTACAGTACAATTGTAGGAAATTAAAATATGTCATTCAAAAGATATTATAATGAAGATGTTGTTAAGGGTGTAACTCCCACTTTTGGTGAAGATTTTTCACCAAGAATTAATAGCTCCGTAGAAAAAATTAATACAAAATTAACCTTAGATGATGTTGATGGTAAATACCTTGGAATATATCAATTTCCAACATCACAAGAAACACATATATACTCTTCGGACTCATTATTAAAATCATCGTATTCATTCCCTATAAAATATGAATACAATGGGTCTTACCCAATTTTAAAAGTAACTCCAGAACTTGATTTAAGAAATCAAGAAATACGACAAGGTGTTTATTCTATAAATTATAACTTTTTAACAAAATTTGTTGAAAACTGTAGAATTGTAGATATTAGTGGAGATAGAACTGAAATACGAATTGAGAAAAAAGGAAATTTTGTTACTAGACAAAACGCATTTGCAGATTTAAGAACAATTTTATTATCAAACAGCGTATCAAATTCATTTACGTTACCTACTATACTTAGAGAGCTTGTTTTAAATTTTAAAGAAAACAATTTATATAATGTAATATCTTCTAAAGTTGAAGGCCCGGTTGTAGGTGAAGAAACAAAAACGCTAGCATACCCAAGAGATATGTTAGCAAATATATCTACTACATTTATTCCAAGAGATAGTGGTGTAACATCTCCGGGCGTTTGGAGAATGTTTATAGAGGTGTTCAATCCAGCCATTGGTCAATCAACTACATTGTCAGGCCAAGCAACTGGCCGAGCTCGTAAATATATGTTGAAGCCAAATAAACAATCGGTTGGTGATTTTATTTGGGAACCTGGACAAATTACATATA